CCACGATAGCCACAAGGCCCTGTTTACATATGCTTCTATCTTACCCCCGCACACTATTTCCTCAACATCCTGTTCGGGCCTATCCATTAACCGGGCAAGCACCTCGTGCAATAGATCGCTACCCTTTATTTTATCGTGTGCAAGTCCTGTAGCCTTACTTAGCCACCTATCATAATACATTGATATATGTCTACTTACGCAGTTATCCAAAAAAAATATGTAAAAATTTGCGGGTAAGTAAATTCTTACTATATTTGCCAAAGATAACACAAAACAAGAACAAATGAAAAGAAGTCAACCACACACATGCATCCACTGCGATTACAAGGAAAACTACTACGACGAAGTAAAGGATGCAGCAATTGAACTCATGCAAAAATGGAATGCATCACACGATGCAGATGAGCAGTCTATAGACTGGAGGGATTTCGAAAGTGAGGCAATTGATATAGTCGCTAAGTATAAAGACACCAACACTCAATGCGATGAGTGCTATGATGGATACGATTACTAATTTAAAACCAAATAATATAATGACACACACAATCGAAGTTAAACACAAGTTGCCTGTTACAGTTGATACTGTGCAGGTAACATTACCTTTCTTTTACAAGTGCGGCAAGTACGCTCCACACTATTGTTGCATGCAGCCTGATGGCAATCTAATACAGGTGTATTCACAAGGTGGCTATTGGCATATGGAAGTTACGCCACATGATGATGCGGATGAAATTGCAGACCGCTTGGAGCGTGAGTTTTGTGACCCGGAATATGCGACCATTGACGAGGCTGTGTTCCATCACAAGTTCAGCGAGTCGCATCGCGAAATGTTCTACATGGTTAATCCTGAACTCAGACCAAAGCTATGAGAAAGCAAAACCAACTCAATGGATTGATTGCGCGAACGGTGGGCAGTAAGGCTGCCCTCCTTCGTGCGATGCAAAGAAGCAGCACACCCATTGCAGAAAAGACTTTGTACAACTGGTGTACCGATGCAAAGACTATCAAACTTGCACAGCTTACCAATCTTGCCAAAGCCATGAACGTGCCGGTGTGCGAACTAATCAAATCAATAACAATTAAAAACGAAGGCGATGAGTAAACAACGCAAAGCACTAATCAAACCACACGTACACAAGCTGCGCAATAACCCACTACCCACCCGCAGCGATATCCTGTACATCATGAAGAACTTTGATAAGATGAGTTTTGAGAAGATGAGGCTGCACCTGCAGGTAAGCAATGCCAAACTTATTCAATGGTGTAAGTTCATCTTTAGCACGGACAAGAAAGAAGCGAAATGGAATGAGATGAACAGGAAGCTAGATGAGTTAGAGTTCTATGAGCAGTTCACAGACTCAATGCAAAGTGAATACGATGTGCATGATATACGCACAGTCAATGGTAAGAGCATGTACATAGTCAAAAAGAAAGTAGTAAACGAAAACCGTATGTGTTACCTTGTGACTATTGACCATGAGCGCAGCGTTATAGTGCGCTTTGATATACCAGTAGAGCGCACATCGGTAAGTTATTGCCCGGTGTCGTTAGGCTGTGACTATACCGTGCATTCGTTAGGCCATTGGGAATACATGCAGCTGGAGAAAGATTTGCCCGTGATCAACATTGAAGCAGATGAGGATTACATCGGTAAGTTTTGGCTAGCCATATCTAATACCCTTAATGCATGAAGCACGAAGAAAGCAAGATACAACAACGCTGCGTGGAATGGTTTCGTTATTCATTCCCCCGCGTATTAATCGCTTCCTTCCCTAATGGTGTGTACATCGGTGGTACACCTGTGCAAAGAGCCAAACGCTGGAACCTGTTGAAGGCTGAAGGTGCTATGCCGGGCATGCCCGATTTGATGATCTGTATGAGTAGTGGCCCATACCATGCGCTGTTCATCGAGATGAAAACGGAAAAGGGTAAACTATCGGACACACAGAAAATCGTTCACGCACAGCTTATCAATGCAGGTTACTGCGTTAAGGTGTGTAGGTCTTTTGAAGAATTCATGACCATAGTCAAAGTTTATTTGGAAGCATAGATACTTTTGTTATCTTTGCCTTGCAACCCAGTATGAAAAACATTTCAAATCCCACCATTACCGCATTGCCATAGCACAACCGTGCGCTGGGTTGCCTTTGCGTGTAGTGGTGGGTATTTTATTTCTTAACTATGATGGATGCATTAGCATTGCGTGAAAACGCACAAGCGCAATTAGCGCAAATCAAAACACTGGAATCAGGTGTTGATTATCTTAACAAAGTCAAAGCGATTGAAGTATGGGCAAAGGCAGAAAAGAAAGATGCCGAATTGCAAAACATGATTGCTGAGCAGAAGATACGCACACAGCGAATCTTAGGACAGTTGTTGAAGGAAAGTGATTTAGCAAAAGCAAGTAAGGGAAATCAATACACTGGTAAATTGGACCAGTCGGATAACACGACCAGTCCAACTTTGCAAAGTTTTGGAATTAGTAAAGACCAAAGCAGCGCATTCCAAAAGATTGCTGCACTACCTGAAGAAGTGTTTGAACGTGAGATTGCAGTAGCTAAAGAAGAAAGCGAAAAGCGTGTTGAACTTACTACGAGCCGGGTGTTATTTGCTGCTAAAGAGTACGAGCAACAAAAGAAAAAAGATGAAGCACAAATTACCACACGTGACCAACAATTGATTGAAGCGTTGAAGCGTGGTGAAACGGTGGTAGTAAATCAGAAAGTAGATTTAGCCGCAATCAAATACGCAGAAACGCAAGGGAAGTATGTTCGTTGCGATCGCTTCAGTGATTTCGGTAATCCATTTGAGATGGATAAAGATGGTGACCGTGATACCGTATGTGATAACTACGAACAACATTACCTGCCATTCAAACCCAGCATACACAAACAACTAATGCATCTAAAAGGTAAGGCACTTGGTTGTTGGTGCGCACCGCTTCGCTGTCATTGTGATACCTTAAAAGCAATTATCGATGCAAAAAATTAGATTCCTACAAATAGCCATTGCCCAATTCGAAATGAATAACAAGCTTGGTGGTTATTACCATTGCAGCATCGGGTTGGATTTGGATACAAATGAACTTACAAGGTTGTATCCAGTCGGTTTGAATACGATGTACAAACATTGCAAGTATGAAATACAAGTCGAGCCAATGACGTGCAAGCGTGAAAACTCATACAAGCCGGTGCGTACTCGTTTTATCGGAAAGCAACAACGTGAAGAAACTGACTTGCTGCTTAACAAAATACCCATTACTACCATTGATAGATTGAATGACGACCGATTGTCGATGGGTATTGTGGATGCGTCAAGCAAAAAGCTATTGGTGCAAACTAATATGCAAGAGGTATATGCAACGCAGTCTTGTTTATTCGATGATGTGGCTGTTGCAAAACCGATTATACGCAGCCATGCTGATAGTGTACACAAAGATATTCGCATCCAGTTTGAAGACAAGCGCACAGATCAAGGATATCGCAATCTAAGTTACAACGAAAGTCATTTTTATATTGGCTTAGAACGTAATGGATGCCTACCTAATACCTACAATAGTCCTAAATGGGATAGATTAATTGTAGGAAATTTGCGAAATCATCGCAGTACTTTCATAGGTTTGTGCCTATTCAAATCAAAACAATAACAATATGGCACAAGACCCGGCATTTCTTTTTTACTATCAAGATTTCTTAGTAGGCACTGACGACATGGATAATGATGAAGTTGGTGCATACATTAGATGTCTTTGTCATCAAGCATCAAAAGGATGCATCAGTGAAAAACATATGATGAAGATATGTTTAAGACAAGACGTGTTCAATACTGTATCACAAAAGTTTTTGCGCAATGAAGATGGCAACTATTGCAATGAACGTTTGATGCTTGAAATCAACAAGCGTAAAGCATTTGCCGAATCAAGACGTAATAACCGAATGAAAAAAACAAGTGATATACATATGTCGAAGACTAGTAAAACATATGTTCCACATATGGAAAATGAAAATGAAAATGAAAATGAAAATAAAGATGTAATTAAGAAAGGTGTTCGGAAAAAGTTTGTCAAGCCTGATGAGAATGAAGTGTATAATCTGATGGGTGAACTAAACATGAAAGGCGGCAACTTCCTAACTGAAGACAAAGTAATTAATTTTGCTCGCACCTTTATTGATTATTACGAGGCGAAAGGTTGGGTAGTAGGCAAATCACCAATGAAAGATTGGAGCAGCGCAGTACGCAACTGGATGCGCAGCGAATGGGATAAAGTTAAAAATCAAAAACAAAATCAATATGCAAAACAACCAATTACAACAGCAGACAGCATTAACAAAGCTGAGCAACTTTTCCGCGATGCAGTCGCTATCAGTAACGCACGCGATCAAGCAAGACAAGATAGCACTACTGCGTAAACTAGACAGGCAAACTACAAAGGTTAAAATCATGCAGCTGGTTACGCGATGTACCCAACTGCTCAATGTGCAGAACAACATGAACGCTGTGCAGATAGAGTTTTGTGCTGAGAATATACTTGAAAAGATGTGGATGTATAGCCTTGAAGATATCCAGTTGTGTTTAGACCGTGGCGCAATAGGTGAATACGGTACGCTGTTTAATCGCATCGACCCGGCTACAATCCTTGCATGGTTTCCTAAGTACGATGCGCAACGGCAGATAGCTGTGGAAGCATTGAACCAAGAGCAGCAAAAGCAAAACAACATCTACGAAATGTTTCAACACCCGCAGGTGGTGGATGCTATCCAGCAAGCAGCGGATAAGTTGAAGATTGAAGAAGCACCTGCACAGGATGTAAAGCGTGCCACACCTTCACGCCTTGAGCAAATGCTCATGGACGAGTACGATGAGTTGCCCACATGGGACAACGATATGCGCTTTCGCGTGTACAACAATCGACCTTACCAGTTTACTGAGTACAGGAAAGAACGCTACCGGGAATTGATTGAACAACAAAACGAGTATTAATAAATGAAACAATACGACCTCGCACGTGAGAATGTACTACTAGGAAAATTGTTTATCTTAGCAGCAAAGAGAAGTATGCGCCCATCAATGGCAGATAACCAAGCAATGTGGCTAATACTTGAGGAACTATACCAACTGACAGGAAATGAAGAATACAAGCTATGACCGTTGCTGAACTGCTTAATGCTCTTAACGAGTACGAAGATGATGTGGAAGTATTCGTAGGGTACTTAAACGGCAGCACAATAATGGGCACAGAGTTCACACTACTAGAGTCAGTTGATCAAGATACAAAGCAGCCAATGGTGCTACTAATGACGGAAGAATACAAACATATATTTAATTAAACATGAGTTACACACAAAAAGAAGGGCAAGGTTCCCTATTCAAAAACGACCGCAAAAGTTCACCCGCTCAACCTGATATGACAGGTACAGCCATGGTCAATGGCAAAGAGATGCGCGTTGCTGCATGGAGCAAAGAAGCCAACGGCAAAAAGTTCTTATCCTTAAAGCTATCGGAAGTAGAAAAGCCAAAGGATGAAACACCATCTACACCACCTGAACAAGACACGTTAGAAGGTTTGTTTTGATTGAGTATCTACCGAAACAAAATGAAGCATTGCGCGTGCTGGGTAACTCACACCCGGCACGTGTAGTGTTATTCGGTGGCGCGGCAGGTGGATCAAAATCTTTTATAGGTTGTGCATGGCAGATAAGTAGACGGTTCAAGTATCCCGGCACTCGCGGCCTAATCGGTCGCAGCAAACTGGACACGCTAAAGAAGACCACATTAAAGACTTTCTTTGAGGTTGCGGGCATGCTAGGACTTGCACCGAATGAACACTACACCATCAACAATCAAACGCACGTAATCACTTTTGCAAATGGTAGCGAGATTATTCTCAAAGATTTATTTGCCTACCCATCCGACCCTGAGTTTCATTCGTTAGGTGGTCTTGAGTTGACCGATGCCTACGTAGACGAGTCGGCACAGGTTAGCAAGCGTGCAATAGACATCCTCCAGTCACGTATCCGTTTTAAGCTAAGAGAATACAACCTGCCACCAAAGATGTTACTTACATGCAATCCTTCAAAGGGATGGCTGTATAATGAGTTCTACGCACCATTCAAGAATGATTCGTTGCCGGGACATCTTGCATTTATTCCGTCGCTGCCAACCGATAACCCACACTTGCCTGAAACCTACATCGAAACTTTGGAGC